GCTGAGCAGATCAACAAGACTGAAACTTACCGTGACCCAGACAGCTTTGCTGACATCGTTCGTGGTATGCACCTTTACGGTCGTAAGATTCTGCGTCCAGAAGCTCTGGTAACTGCTAAGTACAACTTGGCCTAAGTTAGTGGGTACCCTGGGAAACTGGGGTACCTCTTCCTCTTAGTCATATATCTTGAAAGGATTCTAAATGGCTCTCTCATCTTCCCTTAAGTCTAAGGCCTACATGGTCGAAAAGACTACAACCCTCGGTGTTGCCTCCGGTACCACTGTTGGTCCGTCTGTCTTGGCTAACACTATGGTCATCTCTTCCGGTATCGAGTTCGTAACTGCAGCTGGTTCTGCTGGTACTTCCGCTACTGTTGCTGTTGGTGATGGCGTAACTGCTAACTTGGCAGCTGTTGACATGCAAGCTAAAGCTGCTGGCACCATCCTTGGTGGTGTAGTTCCTAGCTTCGTATCTGCTGACGACACTATCGACGCTGTCTTGGCTGTTACTGGTGCTGGCCTTGTTGCTGCTACAGTTCGTATCTGGGCTATCGTTGTAGATTGCAACGAGAACACAAAGAACGCTGCTGAAGTTGCTCGCGACGTTATCTAAGACTAACTAGGAGTCCCTCTTAACGGAGGGGCTTCTTCCCTGTTCTCAACCCTACAAGGTGATAAATGGCTTATACCTACCTAGATATTACTAATGAAGTATTAGCCCGTATGAACGAGGTTACTTTAACTTCTTCTGGCTTCGGGAGTGCTCGTGGCTTTCAGGTTCAATGTAAGAACGCTGTAAACGATTCTATTAACTTCATCAACCACCGTGAATTCAACTGGCCGTTCAACCACACTACAGGGTCTGAGACTCTTGTAGCTGGGACCAGCCGGTACTCTATCCCTGCGACTGCTAAGACAGTTGACTATGATACCTTCCGCCTAACCAAGGATGCTACTCTTGGTTCTAACGGTGGTGGTCTCACTATTCTAGACTATAAAGAGTATGTAGACCGTTTCATCGACCAAGAAGATGATGCTACCGTGCAAGGCTCTGTGCCTCGCTCTGTTGTACGTACACCTGATAACAACTATATCATGTACCCTTACCCAGACAAAACATACACACTCAAGTACGAGTACTACAATAACCCTACAGCACTTGCAGCTGCTACAGACGTACCGGCTATCCCTGAGTTGTACCGTGCAGTCATTGCAGACGGTGCCACAGCGTATGCGTATCAGTACCGTGGTGAGACCGACCAGTACCAACTTAACTGGCAGCGGTTCAACGAAGGAATTAACAACATGCAGTCTATCCTAATCAACCGTTTTGACTACGTACGGTCTACTGTAATCAGTGGGTCGGGCTCATCACAGTCTGGCTTTACTTCCGTATCTTAAGAGAGGCTATATAACATGGCAGATACTTCTGGCCTCTCCCCCTTCATGTTCCCTGTTGGTGGTGGACTTATCCTCAACAAGTCTAACTTCGTAGTCCCTCCTGGGGCTGCTCTTGAGTTAGAGAACTTCGAACCAGACACTGGTGGCGGTTACCGTCGTATCAATGGTTATGAGAAGTGGGCTTCAGCTATAGTCCCTTTCACAACTGCTGATACAGAGCCAGTGCTTATGTCAGCCCTTTATGGCACTGAAGTCATAGCTGCCCGTGGAGAGGCCGTATACCGCTCTACAGACGCTAGTAACGCTGTAAGTGGAGCATTGACCGACGTAGCTACTACCGTTACTGTAGTGGACACTACAGGCTTCACAACCACTGGTACAATACTAATCGGTACTGAGCAGATCACTTACACAGGCCTCACAACTACTACCCTCACAGGCTGTACTCGTGGAGCTAATACTACAGCTAACGTAGCTCACTCCGACACTGACCCAGTCTACCAGACATGGACTGTTGTTGACTCAGGCCGCACAGGTGCTCTTAAGTATACATTCCGTCGTATCAACTTCAGCGGTACAGAGCTACTAGCCTTTGCTGATGGAGCTAATAACGCTTCATACTGGAATGGTACTGCTGTAACAGATGTCAATGGCGCTAATGCTCCAGCTGACCCACACTACATCTCAGTCTTTAAGAATACTGGTTTCTATGCGGGTATGTCAGCTAACCCACAAGAGATTATCTTTACAGCTCCACTGACACTAGATAACTTCTCAGTAGCTAATGGCGCTGGTAGCTTCGTTATTGACTCCCCAGTAACTGGTATGATCGTCTTCCGTGACGCTCTGTTCATCTTCTCAGCTAACCGTATCTATAAACTAGTAGGTAGCTCCCAAGCTGACTACCAGCTCCAGCCAGTTACTCGTGAGATTGGTTGCCGTAATGGTTGGACTATTAAAGAGTTTGCTGGTGATGTTGTATTCTTAGGTCCAGATGGTCTTCGTACTATCGCTGGTACTGATAAGATTGGTGATGTTGATCTAGGTACTATCTCTAAACCAATCCAAGAACTGTTCCAGAACCGTACAGACATTGGATCATTCGATGCTGTAGTCATCTCAAACAAGACTCAATATCGCATTACCTTTAACGAGGATAATACCCTAGCTTCAACGACTACTGGTGTTATCTGCGTAAGGACTGCAGAGGGTTACGAGTTCTCTACTACAAAGGGTCTACGTACTTCATGTTCTGACTCTGAGGTCTACAACGGGGACTTCTTTATCATACATGGCTCTTACGACGGTTACGTATACCGTGATGAGAAGGGTAACACCTTTGATGGTACAACTATCATTGGACGCTACCGTAGCCCAGACCTAACAGCTGGTGACCCAGGTATTCGTAAAGCATTCCAACGTGTCATTATCAACTACGCCCCAGAAGGTAGTATTAACTCTGATCTATTCCTTCGGTATGACTACGAGAGTGCTCAATCACCTAGACCAGAAGCTTACCCCTTTGACTCGACTAAGGTAGCTGCTCTCTACGGTATCGGTCTTTACGGTGTTGTCACTTACGGTGGTCAGACTGATCCACTCGTTAGACAACCAGTAGAAGGTTCAGGTTTCTCTGTAGCCATCCGTGTTGTAGACAGCGGTGTATCGTCCCCTTACTCCCTAAAGGGTTTCCAACTAGAATTCACTACAGCGGCTAGACGCTAAAAGGAGAGAGACAAATGGCAGGCTATACACGCCAAAGTACATACACTGACGGTGACGTTATCCAGGCATCTGACTCTAACGTTGAGTTCGATCAGGTACTGGCTTCGTTTAACAACTCCACTGGGCATGCTCACGACGGTACTGCAGCTGAGGGACCAGTTATTGGTCTTATCGGTGATGCAGGGGTTACGACCCCTCTAAACAAACTAGCAGTGGACACAGCTAATGATCGTCTCAGCTTCTACGTTGATGTAGCCGCTGCCTCAGTCGAACAGCTTCGTGTTGAAGATGGTGTAGCTTACCCAGTCACCAACAACGACATTGATCTCGGCACAGCTGTACTCATGTTTAAGGATGGCTACTTCGCTGGTCTCCTTGAGTCAGTTAATCTACAAGTAACTAACATCAAAGCTAACGATGGTACAGCTTCTGGTTCCATTGCTGACTCAACCGGTATCTTCACTATTGCTTCTGCTGTATTAACAACAGCTGACATTAACGGTGGTACAGTCGATAACACTGTCATTGGAGCTACAACTCCTTTAGCTGGTGACTTCACAGCACTAGGTGCTACAGGTAACATCACTGTTGGTGGCACTGTAGATGGCCGTGACGTTGCTGCAGACGGTACTAAGCTAGACGGTGTCGAAGCCTTAGCTGATGTAACAGACGTAACTAACGTAACAGCTGCTGGGGCCCTTATGGACTCAGAGCTCACCGACATCGCATCTATCAAAGCCTTGAACCAAGGTGTAGCTACAACTGATAGCCCTACCTTCGTAACTATTAACGCTACAACTGTTAATGCTACTACCTTCGATATGACTAACCTAGAGGTTACTAACATCAAGGCTAAAGACGGCACTGCCTCAGCATCTATCGCTGATACTACAGGTGTCATGACAGTAGCCTCCGCAGTGCTTACTACAGCTGATATAAACGGTGGTACAGTAGACGGAGCAGTGGTCGGGGGTGCAACTCCAGCAGCAGGTACGTTCACGGCCCTATCAGCTACCGGTAACATTACCGTAACCGGTACGGTAGACGGACGTGATATAGCTACTGACGGTGCTAAGTTAGACGCTATCGAGGCTAGTGCTACAGCAGACCAAACAGACGCAGAGATTCGTACAGCTGTAGAAGCGGCGACTGACAGTAACGTCTTTACCGACGCTGATCATACTAAGTTGAACGCTATCGAAGCGCTAGCCGATGTGACTGATGTCACTAATGTAACCGCAGCTGGAGCCTTGATGGATTCAGAGGTCGATGCAGATATCAAAACGCTAGTCCTCCCTGCCTCGACAACCATCTCCACGTACGGTGCGTCTCTAGTAGACGATGCTGACGCAGCAACCTCAAGAACAACATTAGACGTAGACCAAGCGGGTACAGCCCTTGCTTTGGCAATCGCCCTAGGGTAATCAAACAAGGAACTAACAAATGGCTAATACCTTTCTTAACTACACCTCCGCTAGTGTTGGCACCTCGCCTGTCACTACGTATACGGTAGGTGCTTCGACTACAGCAGTTGTCATTGGACTTAATATCTCCAACGTCACTGCTTCTCAGATTGCTGTAGATGTCCAGGTTGCTGGTGTTTACTTAGTGAAGGGTGTGCCTATCCCAGCTAACTCAGCAGTATCAGTACTTGACGGTAAGATCATTCTAGAGACAACTAACACTGTTGTTGTAACGAGTGATGCGGCTACCTCTGCTGATGTGATCCTGAGTGTATTGGAGCAAAGCTAATGGCTGGTTATATCGGATCAAAGGCTGTCTTACTTAGTACAACGGCTGCGGTCGTTACAGGTGACATAGACGTAGACGGTACCACTAACCTAGATGTTGTTGACATTGATGGTGCTGTGAACATGGCAACGACTGCCCTCGTAACAGGCGTCCTGACCACCACGGCTCCGGCTGTGTTTAACGGTGGGTTTGCTACGGCTGCTGATGTTTCCTTCGGAGACAACGACAAGGCCATCTTTGGTGCTGGGTCTGACCTACAGATTTATCATGACGGTAGTAATAGTTATATAAACGATACAGGGACAGGTGATTTATACATCCGTGGGTCAAACAACATTAGGCTTCAGTCAAACTCTGGTGAGACATATCTTATTGGGGAATTGAACGGACCTGTCTATCTCAGACACAATGACGTAAACAAACTCGCCACCACAGCCACAGGCGTAGACATCACGGGTACTTTGACCAGCGATGGGTTGACTGTGGATGGCATCATCAGCACCACCAACGGCACTAACATCGACATGGATGCCGCAGCGTCTGGTCAACTAAAGCTCGACGGGGATGGCTACGGAGGTGCTATTGCTCTGAACGCACAGGGCATGAATATCTATACTAACTCAGCCACCCGTGACGTAATCTTTGGCACTAACGAAACAGAACGTATGCGGATTGACGGGTCCGGAAATGTTGGGATCGGCACTGCTAATCCTAGTGAGGCATTGCACGTTATCGGGACAATCCAAGCGTCTGCTAACTTCCAGCTAACTGCAAACGACAGTTATTGCGGCTTCTCAGCGAACGGCATGTACGTCCACAACGCTAACGATATAGTGTCGTTCAAGACAGGCGCTGCCGAGAGGCTCAGGATTGACTCATCGGGCAATGTGCTTGTGGGTAAGACCGTTACAACAAGTCAGTCTGTGGCAGGTATTGTCTTACACCCAGATGGCGGGATCGCCTGCACTACATCAAATAGTGGAACACAGTACCCGTTGTCTTTTGCTAGAGGTGGAGCTTATGTAGGTACAGTCACAACAAGCGCATCCGCCACCTCCTACAACACATCCTCAGATTACCGCCTCAAAGAGAACGTAACTGCTATCCAAGGCGCTGCTGACACTGTTATGGCAATGCAGCCCTGCACCTACACAGCTATCGTAGATGGCCTATGGTATGATGGTTTCCTTGCTCATGAACTACAAGAGGTTCACCCCCGTGCAGTCCAAGGCACTAAAGACGCCATGCAGGACGAAGAGTACGAGGTAACCCCAGCTGTCTATGAGGACGTAGTGACGCCTGCTGTTGACGCAGTTGCAGCCACCTATGATGATGAAGGCCTTGAGCTAACACCAGCCGTAGAAGCTGCGCCTGAGACCACAGAGAACACCTTGGTCACAGAAGCAGTCATGGGAACCCGTAGTGTCCCTGACATGCAGTCTGTTGACTACTCTAAGCTCACACCCATTCTAACAGCAGCCTTGCAAGAGGCACTAACCAAGATCGAGGCCCTAGAGGTCCGACTAACAGCACTGGAGGTAACACCATGAGTGGATATATCGGCACACAGCCAGTCCCACAAGCTACACAGCACCGTGAGACCTTCACGGCTACAGCTTCACAGACTACCTTCGCTACAGTAGGGTACACGCCTCAGTTCGTAGACGTGTACCTCAACGGCATTCACTTGCTAGACACCGTGGACTACACAGCTACTAACTCCTCTGATGTAGTACTCACCACTGGGGCTGCTGCTTCTGATGTAGTAGAGATCATTAGCTACACACCGTTTGAGGTGGCTAACCAGACGTTCACTGGGACTACCAGTGTTGACGTGCTGACTGCTACTGGTCTTGTATCGGCGTCTCGGTCAGGGGTAGTAGCGGACCTTAACCGCACTGGCTCCGATGGTTCTATTATCGACCTCCGTAAGGACGGCACCACTGTGGGTAGTATTGGGAATGCTGGCACTGATGTTTACTTCCGCAAGGTCTCAGGTGCGGGTGTATACTGTTCTGGCACAGCCGTTTTGCCCTTCGGCGCACACTCCCTAGGTCAAGCTAGTGACCGTTGGTCTGACCTCTACCTGTCTGGCGG